ACATTGCTGCATAATTTGTTTCGTAGTTAGCACATTCTTTAAGAGGCGCATACATATCTACGTTAAAATCAACTGAGTCCAGATCAATTCGTTTGCTGTCTCTTCCACTAATAAATATTGATCTAGGAGCGTCAATAATTGCAAAGCAGTCTTTACGAGTATTTTCAACAAAGTTAACGATAACGTTTGTAACATCACTCCAAGAAGGAATGACGACAAACGGATTTGGAATAAACACATTGTCTTGAAAGGCGGATATTCCAGCGTATTGACATGTCGAATAAATTGTGGAAAGACCGGCATCAATGAGTACATCTACTTCGGTGTTTTCTACGTTTTCTAATAACCGTAAAGCCTTGTCAAGTTTTTGAGGAACACTTCCGATTACTTTTAATTTTTCGGCATTGCGGTTATCGGTAGTGTACACGCCAATTGGATGAAGTGCTTTGGCTTCATTGTGCAATGAAATTCTGGAGGTCGGATTGGTGCCTGTTGACGTCCAATTGAATTTTTCTGACAACTCAGGATTGATGTACATCTTGATAGTTGGAGAAGCGTCGTTGATAAGATCTTGAGCGTATGCATTAGAAAGATTTCCTCCGCTTGGGCTGACTTTCTTTCTTGTTGAATCTAAACTTCCGAGATATTTCTCCACAGAAGCTAGTGTTAATAAAGAACTATCTGTGCTTGACCGACGAACCCTAAACACTCCAATTGAAAGATTATCTTGATAAAGAGGGGTTTCATATCCAATAAACCCTACTTTTTCTAAATTTTCTGAAACTGAATTAACTCCACGAACTGACTCAAAATTTGTTGCTGAAAGAGCGAAGTCGAGTCTGAGCGGATCAATTGAGCTGAAATTAGAATTAATGTCTGTAGTTAAAGTTTGGATTGTTCTAATTGAATCAAATGATGTTATACCAAGAGGAGTTAAAGACGCATTGTACATGGACAAGTTGTCGGCCATGCCAATATAGTATCCCTCTCCAACCTCGTTAATAGTTGTTCCAAGGTCGTTTAAAATCATAAACCCTGCTTTGGCATCTAATGCCAAAGGAAAACCTGGAGTAAGAGAAGCAGAAACCGATCCCGTTGCTGTGGGTCCTGCGTTTACGTCTGACCATGAAAAGTCTCCAGCAACTAACTTTTCATACGTAACTCTATCGATAGCAAAATGTTGTGGAGAGCCAATTACCCATTCTGTACTTGCTGGACCAACTCCAACTGCTGACATCATCGGAAACAGCAAAAGACTGTGTCCATTGGAAAATCCTGTTCCGTTACCTTCTCCATAAGGCAAACGCAACGTTGTCAATCTGCAAGGAGAATTAATTATTTCTCTACAAGAGTAATGAAAGTATTTTTCTGCTTGAGTAGTAGGAGCTCCGTAGATTCTTTCTAGTTCACTTGCGGATGTAATGTGTACTGGTTCACTGATTGGACCTTGGCTAGCAAACCCAGGAACTACTATAATTGTTCCTGTTGGTATTGTTTCTGTTAATGTTAGGTCCTTTTCTGTGATTTGAATGCCTGGTGAATTGATTGTTCTTGCCATATATTTTACTTATCTAAAATGAGTTGATTTTTTTTTGATTTACTAAACTTAGTTGTCCAAAGCTAAATTGAGCAGATGATTCTAAGATTTCTGCATCTCTGTATGAATAAGCAATGCTGCCAAGATTAGTTATAAAAGCGTTGTGATAGTTAAACGCAATAACGGGCTCGTTATACTCATCCAAGGACATTATAGAAATGGTAGTTTGATATTCAGCAATATTTCCAGAGTTGGAAGTTGCTCTTATTTCTGATGAGGATCCTCCGTAGTTACTATTTCGACTATCATTAAGAATGTCTAACCACTTCCATAGCACGTAATAATTCTTGTATTGATTGTCTATAATAAAATTTACAGAAAGTGGTTCGTAATTTGGACGAGAGTGAGAAGACACATTGGCTGATTGTCCGTTGTATCTAACTTCAATTGGAGGAACAGCAATAGCTGGAACTATTGTTCCAAAGACGCTTATTTGTAGCGAGTCTATATTCAAAAGATCATCAGTTTCTGCGTATTTTCTTAAAATTTGCGGGGTGTTTAAAACCATTATAAACTTGTCCTTAGAAGAAGAGTTTAAGGGAGAGTTAATTTTTGGGTTTTCGCAAATAACGTTTGACATAATTTAAAGAAAAGTGTAGCCCATTTCTAGTAGGCTGTCGAGATCTTGTTCATACTTATTTGTTATGTCTACATCCTTTGAAGTTAAATTTAGCGAAGGAAACAATTCGTGTTCGTCTAAACTTGCTGGCTTTGGCACAATTGTAGAGTATTTAGATAATTCTTTTAATTGATAAAATTCTTCAGAAATTTCCCAATAACCATTGTTTTTAATTTGTAATGGCTTATGTTGCATGTCATAATCTACTATTTCAAAGTATTGCTGGCATATGTCTGATTCTAAAATAAACAGAGCCCAAACCAGCGACATTACCCTATCATCAAAAAAATTGTCGCTCTTCTTTCTGTAGGTTCCATTTGGAAATCTTACAAATGTTTCAAATTCTGAGATTGTGGTTGGATCATTAATATGAACGGTTTGAAGATGGTTGATCCAATATCTCATATTTTGGATGCCATCAAATTTAATGTTAGTGTGAGAAAGAACTCCTAAGTTACGTGTTCTGTTGTATTTATCTTGTTCTGATATTTTGGAATAAGATGCAATTTTTTCGTAATTGTAGTTGTGATGAAGAGCGTCTATAACTTGAGCTCCACAGTTGTTTCTTTCAATTAATATAGGAGGAAGTCCCCAAGATTGGCCAATTACTGAAAGCTTGTTTGCAAAATGATACGGCTCAATTTTGGCTGAACCATACACAGCTACTTGTTTAATGTTTTGTAAGTCTGTTACATCTAAGATTTGAGCTACAGAAGAAGCTCTTCCTATGCCTTCTCCAACGTCTACGCCAACAACGTATAATTTTGTGCTGTTTGGATATTCATATACCACATATTCTCCATCTTCTGAAGACCATATTGGATCTTTTTTTTCGTTTTTAAATCGCTCGATTACAGAGGCTCCTACTGCTGCTGCTGCAGCATCCAAAAAGGCGTTACCATATTCTTGTAGAAATTTTTCTTCTGATCCAAACAATTGAATTTGATCATTTTTCCAATCTTCGTCTCTTCCTGGTCTATCCCACCAATCAATTCTGGATGATTTCCAGCTAGGCAAAGTGCCCTTTTCTGCACCTGAAAAAATTTCGTAGAATTTGTTACCAACTCCATTTGGAGTACTCACTAGCAAAATTTTAGATTTTTTACCCGAAGACACTGAAGGAATTACCGAAGACCAAAATTCTTCTATTATATGCGGTTCAATAAACGCTACTTCATCAATAGCTAGTGTTGAAAGAGAATCTCCACGAATAGAAGTCGCTGTTGTAGTGGAAACAAGTATGCTCGAGTCGTTTCCTAAAGTCATTCCTGTTTTGCCGTAATCTTTTACTCCGGGTTTTATGTAGTTGGGGAGCTGTTCGTACGCCATTCTTACTCTTTTAAAGATGTTTATTGCAGTTGCTTCTTTGTTTGCTACAATTGCTGCTCTGTGATCTTCATTAAAGCATGCCATCCAAAGTACAAAAATCGTTAAAAGCGTAGATTTTCCGCTCTGTCTAGATGCTAGGTTTACGGTAAAGCGGTTATTTACCATGTTTAGAAGCATTCGTTTTTGAGCGTCGTATAATTTTATTTTTTCTTTACCACTATCTACGCTAACTATGTAGAAGAAATTTTCTGCAAAATACACAACATCGCTCTTGCATTTCCGTAGCTCTTCAACCATGTCTCCTGTAAACTCATATTGAGCTCCGGCGATTGGTACATTCTTAGATCCTCTATAATAAAAAGACGAATCAATAGGCTCTTGATTTATAATTTTGTCAGTGTGTGTATTATATCCAGCCTCTGTAAATTTATTTTCGTCTAGAACGGAGTTTAATACATCTTCTTCTGTTGCATATTTAGAAGAAGAGAACTCTGGAATTTGTTGTAATACGACCTTGGGCTTTGTTGTTGATCCTTTGGGTCTGCCTCGTTTTGGTCTATTTTTAGAGCCTGGAGGTCTTCCCTTTTTTCTTATATTATTAGACAACTCTTCTGACATTGCAGAAGTAATTAAGGCCTGTTGCTAGCAATATCAAAAAACGTAGAGCGAATTATATCAACAAGTGCTGCTTCATTTTTAGGAGTAGAAGCATTGATAATTACAACTTTTTCATCTTGTAAAGAATATCCTATTAAAGCAAAAGCGGACATGTATTCTTCAGCAATTAAACAAAGACGGGAAATTTCTTTGAGTTTATTTTTTTTGTCTTCTAAAAAAGGATCATTTTTATGTCTGGCTAAAGCCTGAGCAAACATATGTTCAATGTTTATTTTTTCTGCTTCGGTAATTTTTGTTTCTACGGATTTTTTTTTAGAAAGTTTCCGTCTAGGTTTTTTTGGTTCGTTCATGGCTTGCGCTCTTCTCTTGTTGTCTGTAAGCAAGGCTTTGTTCCAATGATTCCGTATTTTGTCAAATGCTCTACGATAATTTCAAATGAAGAAGTTTGTATTTTTAAGCGTCCAGGAATGTATTGATTACCATCGTATAATTCAAAAAACGTTTCTCCGATGTAAGGATCGTTTATGTAACATGTACAAAAAACGGATGAGACACCCGGATCAATCATGATTGTCCAAGCTCTTGGGTCCACTTCACTGTATTCTGCAAAAAGCTTGTTTGCAAAGTACCCAGAGTCCCGAAAACGCTTAAGAGTGTAGCCAAGTGTAGTCAGTTTGTTTGCCATAATAAAATTTATTTAGGCAAATTACTTCACAAGTCCAGATACGATGTATTTTAAAGACGAACTCTCAAACTTAAATACCTTGAGTTGCTGATTAACACTAACGTTTATTTCTTCTGAACCAAAAGAAAATAAAAGGACATTTTGAATGTTAATTGGAAATCCGTCTAGCAAAGCATGTCCATTATATTGGGAGCAAACCTCTGTAACAATTTCGTTTGTATTGGCCTTCTGCTCGTCTCCTAGCTTAGCTAAAACTTTATTGTTTTCTGTTACAAAATAAAGTTTTTCTGCCTCAGGAACAATGCTATTGAATTTTATTATTTCTGAAAGTTTTTGTTTTGTTATACTAAAAGAAGTATCAAAACTTAAATTATTGAGTTTTTCTTCGTTGATTGACTTCTTATTGACAATATAGCTCTCGTCTAATAGATGATACTTAAACGAGAATGTTTTATCGTTATATTTGATTGCGTTTGATTCAATTTGTAGCTGAATTTGTTCGGTTTCTATCCCTGAAAACAGTCTCAAAAAAGTTTTACAATCCGGAATAACACACTTAAACGGGTCTTGAACTACACAGGGAATGTTGCTAAGAAGAATGGCAGAATTGTCTGAAGAGCTAACAAGGGTTTTTGCTGACCACCCTAATTTGTGATTCGAAGGCTCGAAGTCTATTAAGAGATTATCTGCAATTTTTGAAACTGGTCCTAAAAGATTATTTACAAAATCGGTTTTATTAAGCGTTAATTTCATTTAGTAACACGCTTAATTCTCTTCTTTTTAACAGAAATATCAACGCTTTCTAATTTATTAGCAATTCTTTCAAGACTGTTGGCAATGCTCTCTAAAGCAAAATTAGAAGTAGATGAAGAGGAGATTGTCTGGAGACTTTGTTGCGGAAGTTGGGGTTGTTGAATGTAAGCAGCTTGCTGTTCAAATGGAGGTTGAGCTGTTGGTAGCGTAGGAGGAGGCAAGGGGTGAGCGTTTTCAGCTTCTTGTTGAAGCATCTGAATTAAACGAATTTCTTCTGCTTTTTTTGCGTGTTGATAATGAGGAGAATCTGCCAAAAATTGTTGAGGATTAATTCTTACAATATTTGGCTGAGATCCAGAATCAGTCTGTGCACTACTTTGAACTTTAAGCAATTCTGATCCAAAAATTTGGGCAATTTGTGCTGTGGCAATTTTATCGTCGGTAAACATATTATATATAATTTTAAGGGATTTAATGAAAGTTTTGAACATTACAACTAACCTATGAACCGAATCTACTTTGATCGATCAAATTAAAGAATTCTTGTCTTGTTCCAATTTCATTTGTGTGAAAATATCCTGACATTTGACTGGTTTTCATGATACTATCGTGTTTAATGCCTCTGCACTTTACACAGTTGTGTTGGCTTTCGATTACTACAGCTACGCCTCTGCTGCCAACACACAATCTTTCAATATGATCGTGAATTTGCTTGGTCAGGCTTTCTTGAATATTAGGCCTGCGTGAATAGTAATCAACGATGCGATTAAGCTTACTTAGGCCGATGACCAAATCAGTAGTTTTCTTGCCAGGAATATAAGCAGCATGACACATGCCATGAAAGGTCAAGTTGTGATGAGCGCACATACTGACTACCGGAATGCGCGTCTGACAAATTAGCCCCGTATATCCTTCATCATTAGGGAATGCTGTAACTTCCGGCTCTGGACTATTTGAACCAGAGATTAGGTCATTTACCCACGCCTTAGCTACTCTGCGAGGCGTATTTGCTGAATGGGGATCCGCTGCCCAATCAAATCCCAAAGAGGTTAAGAACTTTCCGTAGTACTCAGCAGCTTGCTCAATCATTTGAGCCTTTTCTTCTGCTGTTCGTGCAATACTGCCGTTAGCTTTTTTAAGTAGTTCCATATTTATAGAGATTAATTTTAATACAATTTTACAGATCAGCAAGAAGTTTTTTCAAAGCCTCGTCAGTAGACTCATCCGTTTCATTAACGTCATCTTTTACTGAAGCTTTATTTGATGGTTTATTTGGAGCAGCTTCCACATTCTCAAAGACACTTTCAATTGCTTCCGCTGACTTTTTTGTTGTCGTTGGCTTTTCATTTCGAATTGGGGCATATTCATCATCAGAATTATCTTCAACTGAAGATCCCGTCGTCAAATTAAAAAAGTGCTCGTCTAACAACCGTTGCATTTCTGCTGGAGTCGTTTGCTTGTTCACTGCTTTAAGATCATGTACAGATTCGTAAATCTTCTGTACATCATTCTCCTCCAAGTCTAAGTCGGAAGGACTTAGAAATTTAGAAGAAGCATACGTAACCATTTGCTTGCCCCCTCGACCTGCTCCTGTTCGGCTTTCACACTTAATGCGAAGAGTACTGCCGTTAGCAACATCAAAGACTTTCTCTACTCCAAATTCTTTAACATCGTCTCCCTCGAGAGCTGACTCGATAATCTTTGCTAGCTCTTTGCCATAGCGAAGGATTTTTACTTTACCTTCATTTTCTGGAGTTTCGGGATCCGAAATAACATACACATTGACCATCCAAGCTTCTTTGCGAGACAGAACGCGAGCAGACTCTTTTTCAGACTCTGTTCCTGTGCGATATGTTTTGAGATAATAAGCGTCAATAGGGCATGTTTCTCCAAAAGTAGTTGGACAAAGAGCTGTCACATATTTGCCTGTAGCATTGGAATTCCAGCCGTGGTTATAGTAATGGAAAATGGTCTCCTTTGGTGAATTTGGATTTGGTACCAAGCGAACTTGGTATGTATTTCCAGCAGAAAATTTCATAATTTCCTTATATAAACCGTTTCCGCCTCCTTCCTTTTTGTCAGAGGAAAGTGATTGTTTGATTGCTTCGAACATTGATTTGGTGTTGATACTCATAATTTCGTTTTTTATAATAGATTATTTTTTAATTGTGTCAACTGTTTTTCTACAAAATTAGAAAGAACAGGTAATGCTTTTTTAATGTAGGACTTGAGATTTGTTGAGTTGTTGTAGTTTATATACAATTGTTGAAATCGCTCTACAAACTCTCCAACAAAAATTTTTCGGACATCCTCGGCTAGGCTCTGAGCAGATGAAAATACATTGGTGAATTCCATAACACTGTAGATGTTTATTTTATTTTGTTTGTAGTGTTGCATCCAAGTGAATAAGTCAGATGTTCTGTGATACGGATATTGATAAAATTGGATGTTGTTTTCTATGCAGAAATTTGCAATAAATTTTAAAGAATCTTTAACACTTTCTACTTGTGAATCTGGGTCCTGTAAAAACATTTGTTTTTTGTACATGGTGTATGATTTGATAGCTCTCATAGTAGAGAAATAATCTAACCCAAAATACTCAACATCCGGATAAAGCTTATAAGGAGCTCTAAAAAACAAATCAGGATCTATTTCTGGGTGCTTTTTAAAAAGAGTCGAAATGCGCTTAAGAAATTTTTGCTTATCTGTTTCGACAATATTGCTGAAGTCTTTTTTTACTTTAAACGGCTTGCTTTTTTCACTTCTTGATACCGCTAAGTGTTTGTTGTAAAGGTGCTTTTCTAAATCTGTTATTTGATTTTGACTTTCCATTTAGTTTTCGAATTAACGATTTTGTAATTTTTGACTTTACAAGACTTGGATGCAAATACAACAAAGAAAGTATTGCTTCTTTAAAATTTTCTGAAGCTGTAATCTCTGTAAAGAATTTTTGATATTCTGGCTTTTCTAAAAGCAAAGAAAATAAAGTAGTTGTGTTTATTTTTTTGCCTTCAATCATAGAAAAGAACGAACCCGCTTTTGCCAATCCTTCATAAAATTCTTTAGAATGAATGTGGTCTAAAGGAGTTGCATTGGATGTCTCCAAATCAGTAAAAACGGATTCAAGCATTATGACTGTATTTAACTTTTAATTTATTGGTTTCAACATTTTAGTGAACTCAATAAATTCTTCTGTTAAATTACCGCCTGCTGCTGCT